TGTACTCTGGAACTGTCAGACATTATGTGTCCTCCTAATCAATACGTTCGTTCAAAATCGTGATCAAAAAATACCTTCGCATTTACCTGCCAAAAACCTTCTCCATCGTCCCCTAACTCTGTTACCTCGGCCGCGTTGCAAGTAATGCCGGAGAACTGCTGGCCTTCAAATATGTCCAGCACTGCATCCGCAATCACTCGCGCTCGCTGCGTTCCTGTTTTCGCTTGCGTGTAACACTGAGCCCAAATTATTCCAGGCCGCCGATATAGTATCGCGCCGCCTGCATAACCAGCCTCGTAGGAACGTCCGTTTCTAATCGACAGCCTTATGTGATCCCCTGTGGGAACCTTCCTGGACTCGTTCTCATAGCGTACATCAACGGACTGGTCTGCCCACAATGTATTCATCCGAGTTTCGATGGCCAAGTGTGCTGCGGCATGCGTAGACATTAGAGTGCATACCTCGCAAGTTGTTGCAGGTTGTTTTGAATAGCAGTAGCAACCCAACCATTGGGTGCTTGCTTTCTGCTATGGCCTTCTTCCAAGGCGCCGATATAGGGGAGGTTGTTGCTTATCCAAACAGTATCGAAGGGTCTAACTGAGGCCAACGCTGTGACCGCGTTGCTAGTCTTCGATGCTTCTATACTTCCAGCACTGCCACCTTCCTCGTGTACTACACGGCTAGGCGAGCCAACTGAGATAACCCAGTTATTCATGGCGCGGCCTGTATCCACCGGAGTGCCGCCTACCACATCTGCGAAAATATCGAAGGACAGTTTTTTGACTACGGTTGCCACGTCCACGCCAATCCTGTTCGCAAACTTGTCGAGGTCTGCGTTAAAGCTTTTGAGATTGCGTATGTTAATCATTCGTGGAAAACCAAAGTGTCGTCGGCACCGCCGCCAACCCTCGTCAATAAAACTTTCCATAATCCAACAGCTGGGTCGGCCGCAAATCCTTTAACCAACCAAGTGTCGTCATCCTTCACAAGCTTGTCACCCGTTGTTGGGCTTTGTTGCAGGTCCATGCCTGGTATAAGCCCTAACTGGTCTCCGGGTTTAGCCACTTCCACTAAGGCTGTAGGCAGCTTCTCCATCTTGGTCTGGCCGACCGAGAGAATAACTGCGCGTACTTGGATCGTGCTCGTATCCGAGTCAGACGTAACATCGCCTGTGGTCGGGTCGTAGTCGGGTTCCTGGCCTTCGTGTATGTAATCGACAGTTTCAGCGAGATCACCGATCGCGCCGAAAGCTGTGCCTACAAGGTTCTGGATTGTTGCTTGCAGTCCCATGGGTTATGTCCTTATCAGCGGCACCGCCACTGCCTGGCCTCCACTGGAGGTTGTGGACTGCAATCGTCCTAAATGAGAAATCATTTGATAGACCTCATCGGGTACAGTTTCCACCCGATCAAGCTTATCAAATTCTAGCTCGATAACATCTACCTTCAAGCGCTTGAGGCCTTCCGTCCCGGTCTCAGCGCCGCGGTCTCCCGCTATAAGAAGGCGAGCCAGCTCTGCTACTGCATCCTTCAGTTCGGAGGGGATTTCATTGCTATCAAATAGCTGGCCATCCCTATCCAGGGCACTGTACCGAGGCCAGCGCATGGCTTGCTCGATAGTGTACTTGTACCCCGTCCAGTCGAAACTGTAGTCCAGCATGCGGGAGGCCCATGCAAGTGCAGCCTCCTTGTTTACTGTCGACGCGCCCGACCAGGCCGTGGCGAAAAGGCGACCCTCGTGATAAGAGTCGCCCTCCGCCTCCGTGGCATAGCTATTGCTGGCCACGCCTCCAACTGTTGCATCCAATACCAGAGCCATGCTCGCTCCCTACTATTTGGCTGCTGCTTTCGCAGCCTGCCGTTCGTCTACCTCAGCCTTCCCAGCTTCATCAAGCTGGTCGTAGCTAGGGCCGCCTACCTCTGCGTCTTGGTCTGCGTCTACCCAGATGCAAGGACGACCCTGTTCTTCGGCCGCCTCCACTTCCTGGTTATAAACTTCGACATCGACACGAAGGAGGCTGCCAGGCCTGTCTGCCCGGTAACACAAGATCGTCTTAGCCATGTTGGTTCTCCTTAGTCCTCAGCCTTCGCTGAGTCCTTATCGGCAGCCTTCGCCACTTTCTTCGACTTACGTACTGGCAATTGATCGGCCTTCGCTTTAGGGCCGTGCTTGCTCTTATCGTAGTCCGAAACATTTACACGGCCTACTGAGGTTAGGACTGTTTTCACAGCTCTAACGCCTCGCAGCTTAAGGCCTCGTAAGGTTTTGGGCTGGCTGGTGTTGACATGCTCGTTTGCGGATTCGTCTGTCATGTTGCTCTCCTACTAGGATTATTAAAAACAGGTCGAGGCCTAGTGTACGACCTCGACCTAACTCCTCAGTGGTGCCAACCTAGGAGAAAACCTCTAGCCGAAGACTCGAGTTGCAAGCTCGCGTCGTACCAAGGCCGCGCCAAACAGTATGTCGAAACTGAATTGCGTTTGCTTGTGCTGACGTGAGATCTCGAGACGTAACGACAAACCGCTCACCGGATCAGTAGCTGATTCGATAATGCTGCCAAGGCCTTGTGCCGAATCCTTCAGAGGACGTGACGCAAACGCGAACGCATCTCTGTGGAAGGCCAAGTTGACAACATGATCAGCAATCACAGTAACAACCTCACCGCCTGCCGTAGCAATCTGCAACCCAGGAGAAATAACAATGTCCCCTGTCGTTGAGGCGCCAATTGTAGCATCGGCCGTAATAACATACGTCTGCGTATCGCCTGCGAACGTAATGATATCACCCTCAAGCAAGGCAATCGCGTCGGACGCGCCAGTTGTCATGTTGATGGTAGTTTCGCCGATGGGCTCAACTGTGGTAACGGTAACTGCTGATACGACTGTAATACTACCGGCCGTATGCAAAGGCACTTGCTGATCCATAAACCAATCAAATCCTAACTTGCGATTGATCTTGCCTTCAACAATTCCTTCCGCGCTGCCACTGAACGACATATCTTGGAAGGCCCTGTTGCCGAGTGCATTGGCCTCAGCGTCTGGGTCAATAACGAAACGTCTGTTATCGAGGGGACAGAGCTGATTGTTGAGCACTTTACGAGCGCCGGTAGCATCTGCAATAGCTGCGCCGGTGGACAGGAACGGTGTAGTGCCTGCCGTGCCTTGTGTTCCGTACACGCCTTTGTATTTCCCGAGGATAAACGCATTGGCGTAGTTCACCAAGGACTTAACTGCCTCGGATGCCTGCATCGGGATTACACCATTCATCGACTCCATAACTTCTTTGTCGGTGAGATGGAAAGGCGCCTCACGCCACTGGTCCAGTGGAACGAGAGCTTGGGTGGGTGCCGAGTCGACTGAGGCAGGCGGCACTACGTTCGGTGCTACTGCTCGGTCGGCGATTGCGGACGGGATTGGAATAGTAACCGTCGCGCCCTTTTGTGCTGCTTCTGTCTCATAGTCACGATTGACTAGACGAGGCATAACAGCGTTTTCGCGTAAAGCCATGAGGCCTTGCGCAAGTAGCTGGGGTGCTACTAATGAAAGATCGTTAGCCATTAAGAGGCCCTCCTGAGTTGAAAAATGACTTGGATAACAACGCCATCAGTACACTGTACAAGCGGCCAAGTCCTTCCACACCGTGGAGGGCCTCTCTGTTTCACCTCCGAGTTATAGGGGGCAATACGTTATGTGGCAAGAGCACAATCTCAATCAACTAGAACAGCTTTACCAGTTGCTAAGTCCTCAATGTGCTGAGACTTCGCGTTCTCGTCTCCCCTTGAGATCTGGATAATGCCATCCGCTCCCTTCTTGCCACCAGTGCCACCATCCCCACCAGTTCCCTTGTTCTCCATAAACAAGTACGGCGCTTCTTTAACAGTCGAGGCGGCCCACTCTGCCATAGACAAAGGTAGCTTGGGATCACTGCCGTACACTGCATTGCCACCGCCGTCTAGTGCTACAAGGTTTCCCTCGTTGTTCACTTTCCACATACCCTGTGCACGACTAACGATGTCAGCTAGTGCACCCTTCACAGGTTGGTATCCGCTTGCAGACATTACCTTGCCTACCTCGGCCTCAACCAATACGCCGGACAGTCTACCCGAGTATGTATCGCGCTCCCCAGTAAGGGTGGTTACCAGTTTCTCGAACCCCTTAATTTGGTTGTCGTAGTCGGAGCGCAGACGTTCCGTACGTGTGGCCAGCAGTTCCTCAATCTTGCCGGCGTCGATAAGGTCCTTGTCTTCCAAGGCCTGTGCTTGTGCTTTCAGCGCGTCGAATTCTTCCTGCTCCTCTTGCGACAGGAACTTCTTACCCTCAAATTCTTTGAGCTGTTGCGACATTGTGATATTGTTAGAACGGAATTCGGCCAGCCTGCTATTAGCTGAATTCAATTCTTCGGTTGGCGACATACCTTCCACTTGTAAGATCCACTTGCCGTCTGCCTCTTTGTAAAAGGCCTCGAGCCCCTTCGGGATCTCTTCCTTTGTTGCGTACCATCCTTTCATTGCTTTTCTCCTAATGCCGCAC